GGCCGCTGCGGCCCGCGCTGTGCAATTGGTGACAGCAGCAGCGGAAAATCAACCGGCCGCGCAGGCCCAAACACTTCAAAGGATACGAAAATGGCAACGAAGAAAGCGAGCCTGCTGGATCGCCTCATGAAAGCCTTTAAGGACGGCGACATCCCGGAAGCCGTCATGAAGGACATGATGGACGAACCGACGGCCGGTGAAGGCGAAGGCGGCATGGAAGGCGGCAAAGGCGATATTCACATTCACAACTACGGCCAAGGCGGCAAGTCTGGCGAGGCCGCGAAGGAAGAACAAGTGACGGACGAAGTAGGCGCACGCCTGGACAAGCTCGAAGCTGGACACGGCCAGATCATGGAATCGCTCAAGCAGCTATTGGCGAAGCTGGGCGACACGCACGGCGAAGTGAAGGACGGTGAGTCTGACAAGGAGATCAAGGACGAGGATATGGAGGGCGAGATGGAAGAAGGCGCCGATTCCAAGTCCGTCAAGGATTCCGTGTCGATGGCCGACTCGTTCCAGCGCACTTGCGCATTAGCAGAGATAATCGTTCCTGGCATTCGGCTGCCAGTGTTCGATTCCAAAGCCGCACCGCGCAAGACCTTCGATAGCATCTGCAAGTTGCGCCGCGAAGCGCTGGAGATGGGCAACAGCCAGCCAGCCACGCGCGCGCTCATCGAGGATGCGCTTGGCGGCAAGAAGCTGCATCTGGATCGCATGCACTGCGACTCTATCCGACATCTGTTCAACGCAGTCGGCGGAACGGCCAAGACGCTGACCAATCATCAGCAATACTCGCACCGGGATTCGCAGTATGTAGAGGTGACGGGCAAAGGCGGCATCCAGGACATTGCCGATCTGCAGGAAGCCTGGAACCGGCGCAACAAAGGCAATTAGGCAATAAGCAGTCCCGCAAACAAGGCTCGCAATCGCGGGCCTTTTTCATTGGAGAATCAAATGTTTGAATCGCTGAAAAAGCTCTTCAAGCCGCGCGGACGCTTCATTCGCCGGGCGAGCTTCATGGACGTTGCGTTTACGTTCCGCATGGGTGGTGGTATCCCCGGCGAAGTCAGCCGCGGCGAAGGCAAGATCGAGCCTTGCTTGATTGACGCCAGTTCGCCACCTACCGCCTACGGTCAACCGGTCCTGGTCAATTCGTCGGGCAATTACGTGCGCCCATTCGCAGCCGGTGACTCGGGCGTGACGACCTGTTACGGCTTCACCGTCCGTCCGTATCCGCTGCAACAGGCAGCCGCAACGAACTATGGTGCCGTGGCGCTGGGCGCTGCTACCCCGCCAGTTACTGGCGTGATCGACGTAGAGCGCTCGGGCTACATCATGACGCAATTGCCGGCCGGCTCTTCCGCTGTCGTCAAAGGCGGCCCCGTATATGTGGTCATCGTAGCTGCAGCTGGCTATCCGCTGGGCAGCGTTGCCGCATCGGCCAGCGCGGGTGGCTCGACAACCATCGAACTGGATGCGACCCGCTGGACGTTCAACGGCCCGGCAGACGCCAATCAGATCGTGGAAATCTGCAACAACATCTAACCGGCAACGGCCAATAGGAGACTGAAATGGATTTGGACACTCGCCGGCTGATTTTGCCGGAGCGTTTTAGCGGTGGTCGCCGTTCGTTCACGGATGCGCTGACCTTCGATTCACAGTCGTATCATTCGCTCGACAACCGCGGCAATCAGCGCGGCTTGGCGCTTGAGCATCGCCATACCTTCGCCGACGTGAAGGTGCGCGATTCGAACGGCAATATCCGAGTCTGGAAGCGCGGCACGTATGACTCGACCGGCGCATTCTTGGTCGGTGAGTTGGAGCGCCTGGACCAGGAGCTCAACGAACCGCTGGTCGATATCGAATACGGCCGCGACGTTGATTTGCGCCAAGACGTGACGATTGCCGATGAGGTGTCGAGCTTCACGAACAGCACGTTCGCATCGCAAGGCGGCCTCGGCACTGGCAACGGCATTGGCAGCGGCAAGTCATGGGTTGGCAAAAACTCCAACGAAGTCGCGCGCAGCCAGTTGGACATCTCCAAGACGCCGCACAGCTTGTATCTGTGGGCGGAGGAAATGAGCTACACGATTCCCGAGCTGGAATCGGCCGCGAAGCTTGGTCGCCCTATCGACCAGCAAAAGTTTGAAGGCTTGCAGCTCAAGCATCAGATGGACATCGACGAAATGGTGTACATCGGTGACACGGGTTACGGCGTCGGCGGCCTGGTCAACTATCCAGGCGTTGCCTATGCCAACCTCGCGGCTGGCGCTTCCGGGTTCACGACCTGGGCCAACAAGTCGCCAGACGAAATCTTGGCCGACTTCAACACGGCCATTACGACGACTTGGCAGAATTCCGCCTGGGCCGTCATGCCGCGTCGTGTGGGATTGCCGCCGTTCCAATTCGGTCTGATTAGCACAATGAAGGTATCGCTTGCCGGTAGCGAGTCAGTGCTTGATTACGTGCTGAAAAACAATGTCACGACCAAGCAGCAGGGCGCAAAGCTGGAAATCGTGCCTATGAAGTGGCTGATTGGTGCCGGCTATGGTGGCACGATTGGTACGCTGAACACGGTCGATCGCATGATCGTCTACACCAAGGACTACAAGCGCCTGCGTTATCCGATGACGCTGCTGGCCCGGACTCCGGTGGAATTCCGCTCGCTGTATCACCTGACGACCTACTTCTGTCGTCTGGGCGTGCTGGAAATTCCATACCCAGAAACGGTGTCATATTGGGACGGGCTGTAAGCCACCAAGGCCGGATAGCTTCCGGCCCTTACTTGGAGATAGACGATGGAACAAAACCAAGCTGAATCGGCGCTTATTCCGCCTAAGCCAGTCGCGCCCAAGGTGCTATGCACGGTGCCCGTGGCATTCACTTTCCAGGCACAGGATCACAGCATCAACAAAATCCCGTTCGGCATCGGCGAATACCCGGAAGAGTGGGCCAATAGCGCATGGTTCAAGGCCCATGGCGTCGAGTTGTACATTCCGAAGCCAGAACCTGTACCTCTTACCGAGGCCGAACAGGCGGCGCTGATCATCAAGCAGCTTTCGCCTGATGCCATCCGCAAGGCTTTGGCAGACGCAGAGGCCGCAACTAACGCAGAGGCGCCAGCCAAGGTAAAGGGTAAATAAATGCCGCTCGAACCTGGAAAGTCGCGGGCGGCGATGTCCGCCAATATCGCCACCGAGATCAACGCAGGAAAATCGCCATCGCAGGCCGAAGCGATTGCCTACCACACGGCGGGCAAGGATTGCGCTGTGATGGGTGATACGTCGCCGTTTGACACGTTGCCCATGCAGATCACCGCTGACAAGATGCGCCGTTATCCATGACTGTAGAATTCCTGCCTGCCGTTGCGCTGGCGCTGACCTATCCGTATGGCGTTGCACCATGCAATACGGTGCTGACTGCAACGCCTACGGTGTCGGCGCCAGCTACTGTTGCCAGCGTGTCGTTTTACGCTGGTACGCCGCAGCTCGGCACGCTGTTGGGTACGGTAACGGCTGCGCCATGGGTATGGCCGCTTGAGGCACTACCAACGGGTAGCTACAACTATTCGGCGCAGGTCACTGATAGTCTTGGTAACACCGCACAGGCATCGGCGCCGCTGACTGTCATCAACATGCGCAACGACTTTGGCGAGTTTGCGACAACGCCAGAACCGCTGCTCGAGATGTGGCTGAACGTGGCCGTGAATCAGGTTAACGCTGATCGCTGGGGCGCACTGACCACGCTGGGCTGGGAACTGCTGACGGCGCACTACACGTCGATTGCATTGCAAGACTTGGCCGTGAATAACTTCGGCGGTATTCCGGGTGTCGTGAATGGCCCGGCAACAGCGAAGAGCGCGGACAAGGTGAGCGTCAGCAAGGACACGGCGGCCGTGACGCTGGAGCGCGGCGGCGATTTGAACATGACATCGTATGGCATTCGCTGGCTGCGCATCGCGCGCATGATGGGCGCTGGCGGCATGCAGTTGAACGTTGGTTGGCCTGGTCCCGGCAGCTTCTATGGCGGCGGACTTTGGAGCGCTTTCCCATGACAGTATCGGCAATTTCCACGCGCGCCTTCACTGCGCACTTATCGACGGGCGAACCGTTTACGATCGTAGCTGGCGAACAGTCCGTGCCGGTTGAATTACTGAGCAATTGGTATGCGCGAAAGAACGGTCTGCGCGAGGCATCGCCCGCCAAGCCGGCAGTAAAGGCCAGCGTCAAAGCGCCGGTTAAGGTCGCCAAGCCGCCGATGAGGAAGTGATGGGTGTCACCGTCACTAAAGACCTGACGGCCTCGGTACTGGCTAATATTCACAAGCTGGTCGAACAAGACGTGCTTGTCGGCATCCCAGAAAGTAACGACGAGCGACGGGACGATCAGGGCATCACGAACGCTGCGCTGGGATACCTGCATACGCACGGCGGCACCATCCTGATACCGGCGCATGCGCAGACGATTTATCGCAAGGTTGACATCAACGGCGACTTTGCACGCGGTGGCCGATTCGTGAAGGCCGCAGATTCCAACTTTGCTACCACGCATCACGTCGATGCTTACACCGTCACGCTGCCGCCTCGGCCATTTCTCAAGCCTGGCATCATCAAGGCGCGCGACAAGATCAACGCACAGATGCGCGCAGCAGCTATGGCCGCAGTGAACGGTAAGCCGGCGCAGATTCAGGAAGCGATGGTAAAGGCCGGCATCGTCGCGGTGGATGGCGTGAAATCGATATTCACCGATGGCAGCCTGACACCGTTGGCACCAAGCACCATCAGGCAGAAGGGCGGCAAGGACAATCCGCTGCTGCTGACTGGGCAATTGCGCGATGCGAACACCTACGTCATCCGGGAAAAATAATGCCGTTTCTCGACCTGAGTGAGGTGTTCTTCGATCCTGATTTCTTGGACACGACGCTGACCTGCACGCGCAATTTGCAGGGTGTCGGGCAGGATGGCGTTGCTTTCAACCAAGCCTCGACGAACCCGTTTAACGCCATCGTTACCAGCGACTCGGGAGCCGTACTGAAGCGCGTGGCAGATGGGTCGCACATTGTCGATACGATCATGGTGCACACGCTGACTCGATTGATAGACGGGCAATCTGGCTATGACGCGGATGTCATCACTTGGTCTGGTGCGAACTGGACAGTAACAAATGTTATGAACTATTCGACGTATGGTCCGGGCTTCGTCTGCGCTATTTGTACGCTGGTGCAGTTGGCTGGGAGCGCCTAATCATGCGCATTGCTTTCCACACGCATACGCCAGGGC